AATATGCGTAAATGTTTGCAATTTTGGCGCTCTAAATCTTATGTATTGAGTGTTACTGCATATAAACAATTTATTAATCTTTAATGTTTCACGTGGAACAATGGAAAAAAGAGCTATTTTGACTATATTACGTATTATGCGTAAGGCTACCCTAGAGCCTATTGTAGATATTAAACTAGGTGTATTTGAACGTCCCTCGCAATCTGAAAAGGTACGCGCGTCTCTTGTGGAATCCAATCCGGATTTTATATTTTTGGCTAAACATGAAGAAATGTGTCCTAATTTATTTCCTGAAGATGAAGATAACCCCCAACCAGTGGATAGAAATAGTTAAGTTGATATCTACATTTGTGATAGGTATTATAACTACCTTGTTTGTGCAGTCTTGTACACTCTCTCTTAGCGTTGCTAAGAATAATAATAATGCTACACAAAAAACCGAGCAAACCTCGACGTCAAGTGTAGATAGTACTCACGTTAATTTATATCGTTAATTATGGCAAATGGTGCTTTTGACGCTACTCTAGACGTTAACAATGAGATTCGGGTTAATAATTTCGATTGGTCTCATGCTAACAATTTGACGACCCAGATAGGTCGCGTTACTCCTGTGTTCTGTGAGCTTGTTCCGTCACATAGTTCACTCCGCATTAATCCTCATTTTGGATTGCAATTTATGCCGATGGTATTTCCTATCCAGACTCGTTTGCGTGCTCGTATGATGTTTTTCAAATATCCTCTTCGTGCCCTCTGGGATGGTTATCGCGATTTTATAGGTAATTTCCGTGAAGATTTGGAAGAGCCCTATCTTGATATGTTTACAAATGACCATATTAAAGCTATGGCTACTACTGGTAGTCTTGGTGATTATCTTGGATTACCAACTACTCTTGTTGGTGATTTTGGTACAGGTACGGACATGGGCTCGCCTGTTCTATATATAAAGACTGTTAAAGGTAATCAATTCGGTGGAACGTCCGATTTCACTTATTTGAAAGGGTTACCTATTGATACCGTTGCTAATTTGAACGATTTTAAATCTCTAAACCCTCCTCCTGCTGATAAAGGGTTAACATTTGGCTCTTCGTTTGTTGTTCCTTCTCCTGGTAGTGCTTCTGCTGATAGCGTTGTCAATCTTGTTCCTTATATTCAGTTTTCATTTACAACCGATGATGGTCCTGTTACTGCTAATTCTGTTGTAACTATTACTATTCCTACCCACCCAGGAAAGGTTAAACCTTCTGATTTTTCTTCGTTTGCGCAGAATTGTACAGCGTTTGTCAATTCTAATAATATTAATGATATTATGTCTTATGTTGGTTGTGTTCAAAAAGATGGTGCTATACACTTGTCCTATAGATTCCCACAATCATTTATAGATAATAAGATTGAAGGGTTTACTTGTAATCTGTACATGAATTTGTTTTCTCGTTTTGGTCGTCGTATTTCAGGTAATGATACTGCTTGGGATTCTGCATTAACCCCTCTTGGATTGTTGCTAACTGATGGTTCTTATAAAGACGGTATTCAGCGTTCCAGTTGGACTTGGTCTATGGCTAACGTTATTTCTGGTTCTACTGCTACGATTAAAGGTACTTATAAATTGAATTCCAGTTCTCCGGTTGATTTAACGCTTGATACTTCTCCGTATTATAATCATACCTCGAAAAATGCGCAGAATCAAATTAAGATTTCCGCTTATGCTTGCCGCGCTTATGAAGGTATTTATAACGCTTATATTCGTGACAATCGTAACAATCCTTATTATATTAACGGACAGGTTCAATATAACAAGTGGATTCCTACGTATGAAGGTGGTGCAGATTCTAATATTTATCAGCTTCGCTATGCTAATTGGGAAAAGGATTTTTTAACCACTGCTGTTCAGTCACCGCAGCAAGGCACAGCGCCTCTCGTAGGTATTACGACTTACACGGAAACGGTTTCTGCTCAAGATGAGAATGGTGCTTCTGTTACTAGAGAATTATCCCGTGTTGCTCTTGTTGATGAAGATGGAAAACGTTATCAGGTTGCATTTGATTCCGATGAAGAAGGTTTGAAAGGTGTTCAGTACGTCGAACTTGATAATGAGGTTAAACTCCGTCAGCCTCGTAATTTGATAGACATTGCAACCTCTGGTATTTCTATCAATGATTTGCGCAATGTCAACGCTTATCAAAAGTTCTTAGAATTGAATATGCGCAAAGGTTATTCTTATCGTGACATTGTTGAGGGTCGTTTCAATGTCAAAGTGCGTTATGACGAGTTGTTGATGCCCGAATTTTTCGGAGGTTTTTCACGTGATATTGAGATGCATTCAATCTCCCAGACCGTAGACCAAGATAGTGAAGGTAGTGAAACATATTCTAAAGTTCTTGGTAGTCAATCAGGTATAGCCGGTGTCCGTGGTGATTCTGGTAGAGCTATTGAAGTGTTTTGCGATGAGGAATCTATTGTAATGGGTATTATGATAGTAACTCCGTTGCCTGTTTATACGCAGTTGTTGCCTAAACATTTTACATATCGCGGTTTGCTTGACCATTACCAGCCGGAGTTCAATCATATCGGATTCCAGCCGATTCTGTATAAAGAAGTTTGTCCGATTCAGGCTTATAATTATTCACCGGAAGCTATACATGACGTATTCGGGTATAATCGTCCCTGGTATGAGTATGTGCAAAAATATGACCAGGCACACGGTTTGTTCCGGTCTAATTTGTCTAATTTCTTGATGCATCGTGTTTTTAACCAAAAGCCGGAGCTCGCCCAATCATTCTTAGTTATTGACCCCGAGCAAGTTACTGACGTGTTCGCGGTAACAAAAGCCGATGATGGTAGTGAATTATCCGATAAGATTTATGGTCAGATTTGGTTCGACTGTACAGCACGGTTACCAATATCTCGTGTTGCTATTCCGAGATTGGATTAACGCGCGTGCGTGTGCTTCCGCGCGTACGCGCGACAAAAATCGAGCTATGCTCGCCCCCTACTCTTCCGTGATGAACCTGACGACAGGTTCTCGCGGTTGAGCGGCGAGACGCTCACCTACGGAGTACGTGTCGCACGTAGTAGCGACCCACATGCCTAAATTATAATACTTTAAAATTTTAGCTATGGCAAAAAGAAAATTAATCGCGCAAATCAATGCAGTAAATTGCAAATTGTGCAAAAATGACATGCTTGTAACAAAACCGGATTTGGCTCTAACGCCGATGCAGGTTAAAGAATTGACGGACAAAGGTATAGCCGTTTCGCTCCCGAATTCTAAGCAATTTTTAGACGGTCAGAACGCCGAGCGTTCTAACGATTGGTCTGTAGACCCTATTTTTCGTCGTGATGCTAACATGTGTACCATGTTTGAATTAGAGCGCGATTCTCAAGGTAAAATTATTCGTGCTCATAAACTCGACCGCAAGAAATTTGGAGACTAATGTACGGACTTATTGGCGCGGCTATTGACGCTATGTCTCAAAATTGGAACACGAATGCCGCTATTTTTGCCAACAAACAGGAACAACAATCGAATCGTGATTATAATCTAAATTTGGCAAAGATGCAAAATCAGTGGAATCGTGAACAATGGGAGCGTGAAGCCCAATATAATTCGCCTGCTGCGTATCGCGCCCGCCTTGATGCGGCAGGAATGAACCCTGATTTAGCCTACGGAAACGTTAACGGAATTGCCCCTGCGAGTCCTGGCATGACTTCCGGTGAAGCTAGTCAACCTGTTGACTATTCGATGATTGCTGGAAAAAAAACCTTAGGACAGGTAGTTTCGGAAACCCTGCAGAATGAGCAAGCCCAAGCAAATATAGCCTTGACTCAAGCCCAGACGGACAAAACCAATGAAGAAGCCGGAAAAACCGCTTCTGAAACGAAAGGTATTGATATTGATAATCTTACCCGTGAAGAAGGTAACAAACTGGTGATTCAGATGAATAAAGGTATTATTGAGCTGAACGATAGTGTTAAGCAACTCAATCAGCAAAATAAGAAAGTTCTCGCTCAAACCCTTGAAAATCTGAAACTTCAGAGTAACAACCTCGCTGAACAATGGCAAGTTCTCCGCGAAACATGGGCTAATCTGAAGGTCGACAGATTAGGCAAAATGATTGATTTGAAGTTTCGTGAATCTCGTAATGTCGCGGAACTTAAGCAAATCGCTAGCATGACTAATCTGAATTATACCCAAGCTTCTACCATGACAAAACGGTTAATGCTTGATATGGCTCTAGGAAAGACGCAAATGAATCTCATGACGCAACAGGCTATTACAGAGGCTCAAAAGCGTGTAAATATGCGTACTGAAGACTGGATGAATCGCGGTAATCTCCGTGGTATCTATTTACAGAACGGACAATTATCATTCAATTTGTCTCAATCTGTAAAATGGGATGATACTATGAAATCTGTTGATTGGTGTGAGAAGTTTTGTAGGTCTATCTTCCTTCTTACATCATCGTTCAAAGGCGCTGCCTCTGGTTCGCTTCCCGTCTCCGGTGGTAACCCGTTCTATCCGCAGGGTACGAACTGGTAAATGTAGGGCAGGTTGTTACCTGCCCTTTTTACGATTTATTCCAAAATCGTTCCTGTATAACTTGATAATGTATAAGCAACTGACACATGTTTGATTATCAACAACTTTGTTGCAGTTGCGTTTTGCTTTAAAGTACTCCTCCCGTGAGTAGTTTTGACCTAAAACGATTTAGTATGTATAATTTGTATTGTGAACACCCTGTAATTATCCGTCACCCACGTCTCAAGGATGTGCTTCCCGTGTTTGGTTCTTATAAGACTCCTAACGGTTTAACCGAGCTTACTCCCTCGCAGTGTCATACGTGGAAATATCGTTTTCCAGAGTGGTTATTTTCCGCTAGAAAGTGTGGTGTAACTCTTGATAACATTGATGATTTTCAGGTCATCAATCAGAGAACCGGAGAGATTTCTCCAATGTTTATGGCTGTTCCTTGTGGCAAGTGTATTCTCTGCCGTGATAAAAAGAAACGTGAATGGTCATTCCGTGCTACTTGTGAGAATGTATTCTCTACCTCTATCCCTATCTTCGTTACATTGACCTACAATAGCAAACATCTTCCCAAGCATGGTGTATTCAAAGAAGAGGTACAATTATTCATGAAACGTCTCCGTATTCGGTTGGATAGGCTTGGTTATAAACACCAGATTCGTTATTTTTTTTGCTCTGAATACGGTTCTAAGTCTGGTCGTCCTCACTATCATGCTATTTTCTGGAATTTCCCTCGTGATGGTGCATTAGTTAATATTTGGAACGTTGTGAAGTTTATTGAAAAGGCTTGGTCTTATAATGGTGAACCTCTTGGCTATTGTTATGCTGTCCCCTGTGATAAAGGTGCAATAGGTTATGTAATGAAATATATGAGTAAAATCCCTAAGATTCCGGCTAATATGAATCAGGTATTTTTTTTGTCCTCTCGCAAAGATGGAGGAATAGGCGCTGCCTATGCTCGTCGTTTGATGCCATTCTATCGCGCCAATCCTCAATGCTTGGATATTACGGTCTGTGACCCTTATTCTGGTATGTCTACTACTGTCTTGTTGCCTGAATATTTTAAGCGGTTATATTATCCTGCTAATTCAAGTGTATTGTCTAAGGAAGTTCGAGACGCCTATAAGAAACTGTGTGATTGTATATCCGAAAGGTACACCCTTCATTGTGTTGGTAATTATACTGATAAGTTGCACTTTTCTGAAATTGAAAAAAAGGTACTCCGCAAGTATTCATTTTTGAACCCTAAAATTTGTAAGTATCCTATAGGTAAAAAGATGGATTATTATTCGCAAATGCCTTGGCAGGCTCTCGATGATAGGTATGTTGCCAATGAATGCGAGATTGCCTCTCTGTGTCGATTTTTGATGCTTGAAAATATTGATGAAACGTGGTTTGAAATTCGTGATGAAATTCTACAAAAAAGGCAGCGTGCTCTAGATGCTAAATTTTCCTATATGCAACCTATAAATATAAATGATGTTAAATACCGGAAATTAAATGCTCTAAAACTTGCCGAATTGAGAGAAAAAATGTAATTTTATGGAGTAATTTAAAAAAAGGATAGATCATGAAAAAGAAATTTGTAATTTTTTATTACGCTGATTCAGATTATCAGCATTTTTTCGTAGAAGCTTCTTGTCTTAGTGATGCTGAAAAAACCGCTGATGCTTTCGCCTTAAAAACTGGTGCAATTATTGTTGGTGTTTTTCCTGAACGTTTATTAAAAATGTATCGTCATGAGTAAGCCTGTTGTATATAATTGGATTATTCGTATTGTTGACCGAAACGGTGAACGTTATGAAACTCGTGCAGATTATACGCTTGCTAATATGCGTAAATGTTTGCAATTTTGGCGCTCTAAATCTTATGTATTGAGTGTTACTGCATATAAACAATTTATTAATCTTTAATGTTTCACGTGGAACAATGG